TTGTTCGCGTGATAAATCAAACGCTTCCTTTTCAGAAATTCTTAGCACTCTTGCAATATCCTGATTGATGTCGTGACAACTTGCTGATATGTAATTAGGAAGCTCTAATGCGGAACTTGCCAGAAGATCAACCAGTAAAACAAAATCGTAATGAGATACATCTGACACAAATTGAATATCACTCTCAAAATGCTTAAGCCATTCAAGAAGTGATTCTCGTACCTCATATTTGCTGCCAACCACAAATACGGTGTTTTCCTTGTCTAGCAGCTCTGCAAGCTCCTTGTTCTCGCCCTTTACCACTGTATTTGACAATACGTTTTTCTCAATCCAAGGTGAGATCTGATAATCTGCAAAATCATTAAGTTCTGCGTAAAAGGATTCACCGCTTGCAGATACAATTCCAATACTTATTAGGGTTGTGTCTTTATGCAATCCTGTAAACTCCGCATCAAAGTACAGATTTATCATCTTCCTTCGCTCCTTCCTTTTCTTTATATTCCTCTGCCTGCTCCATTCCGATGATGTAGGCAAGCTGTTTCTCTGTTAAACATGGAAGCAGCCGTGTTGCTGTTTCAAGCAATTGCTCTTTGCTTTCCCCATGGTAAATAAAAATTGCTAATCACTCTCCTTCTTCGTTATCTTCAATGCTGCTTGGATTCAGCATTATCATTAACAGCTTTTTCCAAGCAAGCGTTTTGTTTACGGTATATCCATTTGCGGTTTGATACTGCATATGTACCACATGTGGGTACTTCGCTTTAATTACCGCATTGACCGTTGTTGGTATTCCATCTGGCGTTTTTACATTCAGCACAACAGTGTCGCCCTGCTTTGCTGTTTCTTTCAATAGCTCCGTGTCCTTGCTCATTTCTCCGCTCAAATGCGGCAATATTTCTCTTAGATTCATACATTTCCTTTCTATATGGCTCAGGCATTCTAGCCCAAGCCACGATTTCATAGCCAGAATCTTCAAATCCGCCATCTGGCAAATTCGCCTGGCAGGCTTCTTTCGAAACCCACCATCTAAATCTGTTCTTTGGGTCTGGTCCCCAATAATACTCATGGGTAAGTCTAGTCTCACCCCATCTAATTGTACACAGCAGATAGCCTGCGGTCTTATCTGGCATCTTTTTAGTCATCCAGAACATCTTTTATCACCTCTCTTAATTTGTATTTGCAGCTTTTCTTTTTTGCTTACGATGTTGTGACCGTGTTTTCGATCCAGCCAAGCAAATAGTTATTCTGGATACTGGAGCAGCTATTTGTCACTTCGCTCAACTTCTTCAAAGTGCGCTTTTTCTGCTCTGTCAAAAAACGGTATGTCTTAGGCTTTTCCTTTTTATCTGTCATCACGCCTGCACCTCCTTTCTACATGTTTCCATTCTTTCAATGTGGTTAATCATGTCAGCAAAGCTTTCTGCTCTGTACACAAATGCTCTGTTTGTGT